ACAACCGATCAGCCCGTTGTTGTTCCAAATACTTCCGCACCTGCAACCGTGCCTGCACCTGTGTCTGAACCCGAACCCACGACAACAGAAACCATACAAGAAACCACGACCACCACGACCCCCCTGCCAGCCACCACAACAGAACCGATAAAAGTAGAAACATCGGTTCAGGATACCTCAACAACTATCGAAACTGCCCCAACAACAACCGATCTAGCACCGACAACCAGCGATGCTTCACGAGACGCATCAGAATCAACCGTATTGAACGAAACAGAAACGACCCTATCCTTACCTCAAGATGACGATTTGAAACGCTCTAATGCGATTCTAGAGCCTGTTATTTCTATAGAAGTGACGGAAACAGGGCAGATTAGCGAAAAGGTATTCGATCAGATACTTGACGACATCTCTGAGGCTGAGCCAGCAAAAGTGGTGGCAATAATACAAGCAGTTTTGGCAACGAACATCACGCAAGCACAAGCGGTTGAACTTGTGGTGTCGCCTGTAGTGCTTGAAGCGATAACAGAAAAACAAGCAGAGGCGATCTTTGAAACGATTGTGCCTGACGAATTAACAGAGGCGCAGGCTGAGCAGATGAGTGAAGTGTTGAGTAAAGCACCAACAAAAGTGAAAAAGGCTTTCGAGAAAGTCATAGATATTTTCGGTTCACAATTCGAATCATATATACCGACTGGTTCTAGTATTCCTGTTTCGCAGCGTAGAACCCTTGTCGCTGTTGGCGGTCTTTTGACTATGCTTCCAATGCCGACCACGAGGATTAAACAATGAAAAAGATTAAAAACTATTTTGTGGATAACACTTGGACTTGGGTTGGCACAGGGCTTGTTTTGATCACTCTTTCGGGCACAACTTTTAGGCAAGCACTACTGCTCACAGGTGTCGGCATTGTTATACACTCGGTGCTAACACTCGGCTCAAAGGAATGAAATATGAAAAAAGCACAAGACATCGCACAAAGACTTCTCTCACTTTTTATGGCGAACGCATTAGCGATAGTTACTGGTTCGGCAATCGTTGGCGGTATTCCCGTATGGAAAGCAGCAGCACTTGCAGGATTCACGGCTGTCGCACAAGTTGCGGAACGCCTTGCAAAAGCATCTGTCGATGGCAGTTTGACAGCACAAGAAATCTCTGACGCTTTCGGAGGCAACGGCAAACCTATTGCTAAGAAACGATCAGCGAAATGAAACGCCCCTACACGGGAAATAAAGACGGTCTCGCTGAAGGCGAACGCAAAGGTCTAAAAGTTTTCATCACCGAATTAACGAAACTTTATCCTGCGCTATGGAACAACGGTTCATTTGTTAATAGGTCGATGCGAGGCAAAAAAGATTCGCTATCGGTTCACGCAACAGGCAGAGCAGTCGATTTGTCGTTCAGATATATGGCGAAAGAAAAGCGTGGTATCCCTGAAGGTGGCAGGAAACAGGCGATGGAAGCAATAGATTTTGTTGTCAAAAACGCTGACGCTTTCGGGCTTGAGTGCATTCTTGATTATTTCCCGATGCCACACGGCAGAGGTTGGCGATGTGATCGTGCCTCGTGGAATATCTATACCAAACCTGAGATTCACGGCGCACCAATGGGTGACTGGGTACATTTTGAGATTTCGCCTGCGATGGCTGATAACCCTGATGCGATGCGTGAAGCATTCGCTCAAGCAGTAAAGCCTGTCGCATAATGTCTGACGCTTTCGCTACCATTATTGTTGCGCTCATTAGCACAATCGGTGTGATTATCGTTGGGTTGATGCAGTTGTTTAAGAAAGAAGCAAGAGAAGCAGCGATAGAAAACCGTCAAGATCACGCCATTGTTCAACAGCAGTTGCGAATGATTTTTAAGTCGGTGAACAGGGTAGATGACAAGTTAGACAAACACTTAACAGACCACGAAGAAGGAACAAATGGGAAAGTTGCTAGACGAAATTAAGCAAACATCAATTCGTGTAGGCAAACCGCCACGCAAAATTGACTTAATTCTAGAACAGTTAAACAAACAAGACAGAGCCGATCTGCTTGAAGCGATAAACGATCACAGCATTTCGCCGTCAGTTATTTCACGGGTGCTACACAACAAAGGTTTTGAAGTGACACGAGGCGCAGTGCAACGCTACAGAGGTCTTTATGAGTCTTAAAGACGAGATCAATAGCGAGGCTGCTGCCGATACTGATTTGATTCGTTTGCGTAGGCAGCGAGACAGTTATGCCAATCAAAACGCACGGCTGACTGAGCAACTGGAACAGGTTGAGAAATGTTTGGCGATTGTTGAACACGCTGAAGGTGTAAGCATTTCGCCTCCGTCTTGGCTCGCACCAGCAAAACCTAAACGCTCGGCAGCGACATTGGTTGTAATGTTAAGCGATACACACTTTGACGAAGTAGTGAACTTACAGGAGATGGAAGGTTTGAATTGTTACAGTCGTGAGATTGCTGTGATGCGGTTAGAGAAGTGGGCGCAGAATGTTGTGAAACTTTCCAGACATTATCTGTCAGGTGTTTCTTATGACGGTGTTGTTGTCATTCTTGGTGGCGACATTTTCACTGGCGACATTCACGAAGAACTCGCTTTGACTAACGAGGACACGATGATCGGTTCGTTGCTGTTCTGGTCGGAACAGGTTGCTGCTGCGATACAACTATTGACTGACGAGTTCAAGAAATGTTATGTGGTTAGCGTTGTTGGTAATCACGGGCGAATGACACGCAAACCTCGTATGAAGCAACGGGTGAAAACCAATTTTGATTATCTGTTAGCGAAAATGGTTGAACGACATTTCAGAACAGATAAACGGGTGTCGTTTGATATTCCTGAATCGGCTGATGCGTTAATCAAGATTTATGAACACGGTCATCTGATTACTCACGGCGATCAAGTTTCTGGTGGCGGTGGCATCGGCGGTATCTATCCACCGATTATGCGAATGCGAGCAAGAAAGCAAGCACGATATTTAGCAACAGGCAAATCATTCCAAACACTTTGGCTTGGTCACTGGCATCAATATATTTCTACGCCTTCAATGATTGTGAACGGCAGCCTAAAAGGTTTTGATGAATACGCAATGCTAATGGGTTTCGGTCACGAACAACCACAACAAGCATTAGCGATTGTTACACCTGAAAGAAACATCACTATTCAAGCACCTGTGTTTTGTTTAGATCGCAAGAAAGAAGGCTGGTGATGGCTTCAGTTGTGTATGTGAAGTGGCACGATGCTCACGCTGTCGCACCGTCTTGGGTTGCGCTTGATGACATTGTTGATGAGCCTGCGATAGTTGAGTCTGTTGGTTGGCTTGTGCCGAATGCGATTGCTGATCATATTGTTTTGGCGCAGTCTGTTCTCGGTGACGAAGGCGATCATATTCTTGCGATTCCTGTTGGTATGGTTCGTGAGATGAAAACTTTGTTTTCTGATTTGCTACCATAAAAAGTTGTGCGAGGTGTTCTCCTTCTCCACCTGCGCACACGGGTTGAGCAGACCAGCCTTTCGGGGCTGGTTCTGTTCCCCGTGTCCTGCAAACCGAGCCAGTCAAGGATTATAAAAGTTTTGTTTCAAGGCTTGTTTTGTGTAAACTGAAGTCATCAAGTTCAAGAGGAGGACAAGATGGGTTTTAATTCGGTGAATTATCCAAATAAATATACTGGTGAGTGCGTTTATTGTCATAACACTGTGCCAGCAGGAACTGGTTACTGGAATGGCAGTACAACTTGTGCCGATCTTGTTGAAGTTGAAGATGGATACGGCAGGACTGAAATAACTTGCAAAAACAATGAAGGTGCATTTATCAACTTGTTTAAGTCAAAGAGTTATGTTGCAAAGTGTGAAGCAATCAAAGCCGAAAAAGAGAAGCGTAGCGCAGAGTTGCGAAAAGCAAAGGCTGATCGTGTTGCAACTAATAAGAAATTAAGGGCTGACGGTAAATGCACCCGTTGTGGTGGCGAAGGTCGTTCTGATAATTGGATTGCTACTGGTTCGGTTTGTTTTAAATGTGACGGAACAGGGAAAGCATAATGAAAACTAAATTAACTTGTCAGTGCCAAGTGTGTGGCGAACAATTCAAAAACATCACTGACCATATGTTGCATTATATGAGAACACATGATGAGGGTTACAGAGAACACAAACAACGCCGTCAGCAAACTGTTACTTGCGGTGCTTGTTACCGAGAAATGAAACCGCCAGTGCTTGTGTGCGAATGCGGTCATAAACATTGGTCAATAAAACAATAACAATCAAAGTTCAAGAGGAGGACTTATGGTGAAACAAATCAGGTGGAAATGTGAACAATGTGATAACGGTTTATTAGCACCATCACGACCGAGAAAGAACGATGTGCGCCGATATTGCCTGCCTTGTTCAGCGAAGCAAGGCACACTTGTTGAGCGCATAGCACCAGCGTTACAGAAGAAGCGAGAACAACGAGCAGCGTTTGTATCGCAGAAGATTAAACAACAGCGACAGCGAGAGCGACAGAAACAACTGCCATCAAAACAGCAGGCTCGCATTGATCGCTTGCGAAAGCAGATGATTACAAATGAGGCTGAGCGCATCTGGAAATTAATGCAGCCCTATCACAAAGGTAAATGTCTTCCGCAGATCCATATTGCTCGTGGAAAAAATTGGGGCAGTCAATATGGACACGCCAGATCAGGGTGGAATCATATTCAAGTTAATGTTGATCGTGACCAATCGGTGCAGCGAAGCAAACGAGTGTGGGAAGTTTTAGCGCACGAACTTTGTCACTGCGCTGTGCCACCAACACGCCGATCAGATAAGACCAGAGATGTTCACTCACGAGAGTTCTATCACTGCCTACGAGATGTATGGCAAAAGCGTTGGGGCTGCGAAATATCATTCGCAAAAGTTTCTACTTGGGGTTATTCGGTTGATTACATCATTCAGAATCAAGCCGAGTCAAAGATAAATTGGCTACTGCCATCAGTTGAGAAAGAAACCCAATAACCCTGTAACACCCTTGAGCCACAATGAAATCAACATAAACAAACAAAGAAAGAAGGACAAAGATGGAAAGATTACCGAAACCGAAACACGGCAGTAAAGAATGGCTGATGGAAAGGTGGCGAGATGAGTTCGGTAGGTGCTTGTTCGGGGCTTCAGATATCCCTGCGCTGATGAACGCATCACCATACAAGACGAGAGCAGAACTGTTCGCCGATAAATTGAATGAGCCAGAACCACAAACAGAAACAGCGATCTTTCGGCGTGGCAATCTTCTTGAAAAACCGTTGCTTGAAGCAGCAGCAGATTTCTTGAACTATGACATTTACACGCCTGATTCCATGTATCGTAACGGCAGGTTGATAGTCACTCTTGACGGTGTTGATAATTCAATTCAACCTGAATATATCGTTGAAGCAAAAACCACAACACGATATTCAATTTATGACCAAAATGATTTGCCTACTGAATGGCTTTGGCAAGGTTGGGCTCAACAAGCGGTGCTTGAGTGTTCAAAAGTTTATTTCTCGGTGCTTGACCGTGATTTGAGAATCAGTGTTGTTGAGTTACCTAAGAATGAAACAGCGATTGACGCACTGCGCTTAGAAGCAGAAATCTTTGGTGAATGGGTTGATAACAACACGCCACCACTTGACGAGATAAACAACTTCAGCGCAGATGACATCGCCCGTATTTGGAAGGCGACACCAACAATGGTTGAGTTAGATGCGACAGCAGCGCAGTTAGTTATTGATCTTGAAAAAGCACGAGCGACTTCAAAAGAAGCCAGTGACGCTGAAGCGAGAATCAAAGATGCGCTCGCTCAGTTAATGCTGAATCACGAGATAGGAATGTTTAACGGGCAGAAGATTGTTTCGTGGCAACAGCAAGCAGGTAAGACTGCGTTGGACACGGCGAGGCTTCGTGCTGATCACCCAGAGTTAGTTAAGCAATATGAAAAGCAGGGTAATCCATACCGTGTGATGAGAACACACAGAAAGAAGGTTAAATAATGAGCGTTGAAACGATGGCAAAAGTTTCTGTTTACAATTTCAGAACTTTTGAAGCCTATGAATCTTGGCACGATACATACAGGCAAGCAAAAACATTTGTTGATTCGTTAAAAGACAACAAACAAATAATCATCGGCTCAGTTGATGTTATTGAAGTTCTATCCTAAACACACAGAAAGAAGGTCAAGTAATGCAAGAAATTATTTACGAAAAATTATCAAGGCTGATCAAACAAGCACAAAAAAAAGAAACAAATGCTGAATCAGATGGTACAAGCGATGCAGCATTTTGGAATGGTTACTGGTCAGCGTTAGTTAAAGCAAAACAAATAATTCAAAAACACGAGAAAGAAGGAAACTAATGAGTAATGAAACAGAAGCACTGTTGCTTAAAGCAGTGTTAGAGCAATACGCAACACCCGACCCGAAGATTGTCGGCACAATACCACGCAACGGAATCAACCTCGCATATGTGAGTCACGCAGAAATCACCCGCATCTTGATTGAGATTGACCCGATGTGGAACTGGCAACCTGTCGCTTGGGTTGATGGCAGACCAGCAATACACGAAGCAAACGGCGTAGCAACAATGTGGGGAACACTTACCTTGCTTGGCAAGTCGCTTGTCGGTGTCGGTTCGGTGCGATCAGATAAACCTGATCTTGATAAAGAACTTATCGGTGACTTTTTGCGGAACGCAGCGATGCGGTTCGGTATTTGTTTATCGTTGTGGTCTAAGCAAGATTGGGAAACACCACGCAACAATGTAAGCAGCGTTTATACGAGTTACCCGATGAGTCAAGTTGAGGTTGAAAAGAGTAAACAGGCGCATCCAGCGAATGTTCAGCCAAAAAACAGCGTCTCAGATGCTCTCAGCGATGCCCAAATTGAACAAGCCTTCACAACACCCCCGAAATCCACAGCGAAGATAGGCAGCCTGATTTCAGATAAGCAGAAAGGTTTAGTGTCATCTTTAGGTAAAGAAGTCGCTGACGGTGATATCTCTGCGATATTGAAACAACTATTTGATAAAACGAACTTGAATACGCTGACAACTAAAGAAGGTTCTGACCTTATCAAACATTTGATGGGTATGCGCCAAAAGAAAACCGATGAACAACCCTTCTGAAGAATTACAGATGGCGTATGAGTTCGCTATCGGTGTCGTCATTGACTGCGCTCGCAAGGTTGTGGTCTTTGACGGCACAGATAGGCAATCGCTTGATGATTTGCGTGAAGCAATTTTCAAGTTCGGCGAGGTAAACGATTTGATTTCACAGTTTTATAAAGGAGAGTTATGAGCCGTGAGCATTGGTCTGATGACGCAAAATGTAAAGGCAAACCGAGTTCTATTTTCTTTCCACCGTTTTCGCATTCAGATAATCGCTGGCTTATGGCTAGAGAAATCTGTGCAGGTTGTGAAGTTAAAGAACAATGTTTGGCTCTTGTTATGCGCCTTGAACACACTGACGATAAGTGGGGTATGTTCGGTGGGCTTACGCCTGAAGAACGCCGAGAGTTAAGGAGGCAGAAGGTATGAGAGCGAAAGCGAAGTTGTGTGCTTGTATTCCGAATCGTGCGCTACCGCAGAAACCTGTGTGCGGTGAGAAACCAGATGACGATGATGAGTGATGATCGCAAAGGTGAATGTCAAGGCAACCGAGACAAATGCAACCTGAAAGATTGCCCAAAGTTTGGCACACTTGGCAGACCAGCACGAGATGGTAACAGGCGTGTCAAAGGCTGCTCAGACCCGACAGCGAGAGGTAAACGCTCACGCACGAAAGGTTTAAGCAAGCAGCGCACCGCTCGCAAGCGTCTAGGTGTTGCGCCTTCACACAAGTTTGGTGACGGCAATGAGGAACGCTGGCAAGATGTGTTGTTTGCTAACGAAGTTAAAGCAGGCAAGCAGATCGGCGCAGCAGTTACGGCGTGGCTTCGTATAGAGGCTCAGGTGCGTTCTAACGAGGCTGATTACGGTTCTAGGCGTAAACCTACACGAGCGATTCTGATGCCTGACGATTGGGGCAGCGAAGGACTTGTGATGATCAGGTTAAGCACTTGGGAAGAACTTGTGCGACCAGCGATGCACGAATACTACGAAGGCGGACAGTGATGGGCAAAGTGTTCAGCCAAGAACATTACGAGCAAGATGACTGGGCGAAATACCAGATCATTGAATGGCTTGAACACAAAGGATACAAAGCATGGGTGAACCCTGATCAGTTCGGTATAGATATTTTGGCTACACGCTGGGGCAGACAGTTCGCTTTTGAAGTTGAGGTGAAACATAATTGGCGTGGCAGATATTTTCCGTATGAGCAGATTCATTTTTCGGCTCGTAAACGCAAGTTTGTTTCACTTGATGTAGAGACTTGGTTTGTGATGTTGAACCATGAACGCACAATGGCGTTACTCATCAACGGCGAACATTTGTTGTCAGCCCCGATAGTAAATAAAGACACAAAATACTCGGTTGATGAAGCATTTGTGTCAATTGATATCCAGTGGGGTATATTTAGAAACTTGAATGAGGAGGTTAAATGACACCAGCACAGATTGAAGGGTTTATTGACCGTATTTGCGGTATCTACCCATCGCAACAAGTTTCGTTAGCGAAAGCGAAACACGCTTGGACGGCTGACGATTTTTTGTTGTTACAAGATGTTAATGATGCGAGAAAAGTTGTTCCGCTGATCATGGAACACCATGACAAGTTTCCGTCATTGAAAGATGTTCACAAAGCGTTTGCGTTGCTTCGCAAGCCTGCGACAGAGCAAACGGTTGTTGTTTGCGAGATTTGTGACGGCAACGGCTGGGATAACGGCAGGCGATGGAATTACAACGCCAAAGAATTGATTTGCGAAGGCTTCACGAAAACTGTTATGGGGCGCACATACACCTATGTTGTGCCTTGTAAGTGTCGGGAGTTCAGCAAAGCGTAGAGAAGCAATAAACGAAAACGAGAAGAATACCCACACAGACCTAAACCATTCGCACGGTAGTTGGTGACACTCGGTAACGAGGGTAGAAAACGCTGTAAGTAATTACGGTGTTTGCGGTTGTATTTGATTGGGTATCGCAGTGAGGCAGAGCGATTGGGGGGTTCAGCAGTGTCTTTAAGTTGCTGTTGGTTGTGCTGTTGGTTGTGTTGTTGTGTGTGTGTTTATTGATGCAACATTCACACACGCACTCAAAACTGGTAACATGAAGTCACACGCCGACTGAGGCACCGATGCGCTGTTGCGCCATTACCTGTCAAGGACAGAACAAAGAAAACAAAAAACCTATAGCCGAGTTCAGAAGGAGGACAAGGTGATCGGAGTTACTGTGAAAAAAATAGTTGCGTTATGTGTTGTTAGTTTGATTGGTTTAGCGAGTGTCGCTGACGCTGCGAGCGCACCACAAAAAGTTGAGCGATATCAGATGGCGCAGCACCCGTTTGATTTTGTGCCAGCCACTAAGCGCAGTGTGCCTGCTTGGGCGAAATGCCCTGAATTGTGGGATAAGTTGCGTGACGCTGGCTGGCTTGAAAAAGATGTTGTGAAAGCAGATCAGATTGTTTGGCGTGAATCTCGTTGTAATCCGTTAGCACACAATAAGCAAGACCCGAATACTGTCGCAGGTGTGAAAGGTTCGTTAGGTCTTTTTCAGATAAATCTTTTTTGGATTCAACGCACAACTTATTATCCGAAAGGATATTTACAAACTGTTTTGAATCGTGAGTTGATGCCAGCAGATTTGTTTGATGTTGATATAACTGTTTCCGCAGCGCAGGCTCTCATCGTTTATGATCGGGCGCAGGGCGGTTGTGGCTGGAGTGCGTGGCTGGGCTGTTAATTTTTAAGGTTTTTTGAAATTATTTTTTAAGTTTTTATGAAAACAGAGCCTGCATCGGGTTGCAGGACACCGTGAATGTTGTGGTGATTTGTTGTTTTCATGGCTTTGTGATTGAATGATCTCATCAGGTAAACAGCCTGAAAGTTCAAGAGGAGGACTTATGAAAAAGGTAGAAAGAAAGCCACTGGTTTTCACAAAAGAAATCTATGAAGAAGGTGGAAATCAATTTGAGGTTTTAGCAATTCAATCAGGATCAGAGAATCTAGATATGTCAAATGATAAGTGCTGTCTATGTGGTTGGAAAATCCGCAACGGTGGCAAGCACTCTTATTTAGTTCACAAATTAAACGGTAATTTCAAAGGCGCATACAATACGCTTCTTCGTTGCGATATTCCCGAATTGTGGCACGATATGAGAGTCTCACAAGGTGGATCAGCGATTGGCGCAGAGTGCCGAAAGAAGTTGCCAGCAGAGTTCGTGTTAAAAGTTAGTGATTGGGATAACCAATAAGACCGAAACCCCGAAAGGGGTCTAGCGATTACTTCGCTACTGATGAGGTCAGAAATCTCAAAGTTCAAGAGGAGGACTTACAAAATGGATACCAAGACAGTAATTCAAAAACCAGAAATCAAAGACAACAGCGAATACAAAATCAACAGGCGAACACGAGAAGGCAAACTTTTGTTCTCGCTGTTGACCAAAGAACAAGTCAAGTCAGCGAAGTTGGTCAAAGTCATCAAGCCAGTTTCAGGCGGGCGGATACATGAAACAAATGGTGTCCATATTCAATGGGGAACACCACTTGTTATTTCAATGGCACGAGACATCAACAACCACCCAAACCACACCGACAAAGATGTGGTCAATGTTGTGGTCACTGAGATGATTCAAACCGAGTTCGCTGACAAACCTGAGTTCATCGCTTACACAACAGTTGGCGATGAGCCACAAGTATTCACAATGGACGGCAGAGATTACACCAAAACTGACCTTGAAAAAGAAGCCTTGCACCGAGCGATGGCGTCTGACCAAGTTGAAGAATTGAGGTTGGGCTGGTTGTCACTTGAGCGTGTTAGGCAACACCAACAGGAACACCAAACAAAACTTGACGAAGCCAAAGCCAACGCTAAAATCTCGGAACACGATAGTTACATGGTTCGTAGGTCACATCAGAACCTTGAGAAATTAGAAAAAATATTGGCACAGCCACTTGAAGTCACACCAAAAGAATTGATCAAACGAGCCAAGTTTCTTTTGATGAAACAGTTGTTTGAACTGGTGATAAAAAATGTTGGTGTGCCGAATTGTGAAAAAACTTTTTATGCAAGTTCTTATGGCTCAGATGAATACCGCATTGTGACTGTGAATGATGTTGTGGCTTACATCACAACACAATGGAAAAGCACAGATTGGGGTCACGAGAACGACCTTGACCAAGCAGTTATCAAAGAGTTCATTCAAGAAATCCGCTGATTAGCGGTCGGGTGGCTGGCAGGCTTTCAGGTTCAAGCCCTGAACACCCACAAGGCGAAAGCCGAAAAACAAAACAACAACAGGGGAGGAACAGAAATGAAAACAACAGACAGCAAGCAATACACAAGCATCAACCAAATCATCAGCGAAGCAGAAAAAGCAGGTTCATATTTCTTCAGCAAAGCCACGCTGAGGTTTTTCAGCAGTCGTATCCATAGCGAAATCTACGGTGGCTGTTACTTCATCACCAGCGAACGAGACAACTACGCACACAGCAACCCACGCTTTTACACCATCAGAAAATATGAGGGCGGTTTAAGGGTTGAAACAGTTGGCGAGTTCTGTCAATACACTTCAAAAGCACAAGCGATATCAGCAGTCAAAAAACTAATCAAAGCAGAGGAGACAGAATGAAAATCACTAAACATTCACTAGACCACATAGAACTGGTCTCATCAGGCGATACAGCCTTATTTGAAGTCAGGCTCGTTGTGGCGATGACAGACTGGTCAGATGACGAAGCCGAAGCAGGCTTTGACGAAATCGGTGCGCTCAGTTGGCTGATGAACCTGCTTCATCTCGCTTCACAAGGCGAAGATATACAAACAGGCGCACAAGAGTTCTTGAAATCAATGATGACACTCAACGAAGAACGAGTGCATCTTTGCAAAGTAGAGAAAATCCAATACAACATTGACGAGATAGGAGAAGAAAAATGAAAGGCGTTCCGTGCTTCGCACAAAAAAATCATTACGGATATTGGGTTATCAGCGACTTTGATAACCAAGATTGTTTAGTGACTAAGCGTTATTTGTATTACACGAAAAAAGAAGCCATCAAACTGTTCAAAGAAGAACTGAAACAAATCAACATCAACAACAACCAACAAGTAGGGGCAACAAAATGACACCACAATTCAAACTAGGCATATCGGTCGGGCTGGTCGCCTGCTTATCGGCGATGGCTTTATTGCCTACCGAAACCGAATCAACGCCTCTCGGCTGGGTTGGCTACGGCATCATCATCGGGCTACTGCTTAGAACAGCATTTAGGGCGTTCAGCATTATCAATTATCAAACAAGTTACAAGAGGCGCAAGACTTACAACACTCGCAGCCGATAGGCTCAAAATCGTTCCCTGTGGCAATCTGCGCTTCGCTTTCTTTCCCCTCTTGAGCGTGAAGCCCCACCTGCAATGGTGGCACAGGGAATGTTCACCGATTAGGAAAGCAGAATGTTATGACATTAAAAGATTTACAGAATGCTGTAGCATTCTTACGCAGATTAAGTGTTGGGCAGATGGAAGCAGATCAGTTGATTGCGACTGTTGAAGCGTTAGAAGCAGAGATCAAGAAACGGAGGCAAAAGAAGTGAGTGAAGATGGACTTAGAGCCGAGATGCAACATTGGCAGGCACGAACAGACGATATGCAAGTTGCTCTTGACCATATGCGAGAAGATCGTGACTTGTTGAAAGTTCAAATAGAAACTTTGAGCGAGGTTCATGCTAAAGCGTTACAAGAGTTAGCGATGTATAAGCAGATGGTTGACCGTATGCGAATCGCTATGTCTCAAGGCGCAGAACTATAAAAACTGATGCCGTTGCTGACACAAAACAGCGAACTGAAACCTCACCGCATACACAACTTTGCCATACCAGCGTGGTTCGTTCGGCTTGACGGCAAAGTATTCAAAACCTGCCCTAACGCTGGGGCTTGCGCACAAGTTTGTTACGCACGAAACGGCACATACCTATTTTCAAATGTTTTAGCAGCACACACTAATAACTTACGCTTGACTCTTGATAAACCTGTTTTGTTTCGTGCGTTGATTAACAAAGAACTAAGTCACAAACGGTTCAAACCGACTTTTCAGCCACGACAGATGCCAGAAGGCGCAGAATTGACTGACGACCACTGGCTGCAGGCTTGGATACGCAACGGAGGCGCAGCAGTTCGCATACATGATTCAGGCGACTTCTATTCAGAACCATATTTATATCTTTGGTTCGCTATCGCAGCCGATAACCCTCAAGTGTTGTTTTATGCTTATACGAAAGAAGTGGCGATGTTGAAACAGCACGGCGCAAAAGCGCCAGTCAATTTCAGGTGGCTTTATTCAACAGGAGGATTACAAGACGAACTAATAACTGACGATGACCGCAGGGCAGATGTATTTCCTGACGAACAAGCCATCACTGATGCTGGTTACACAAGCCAAGACGCAACAGATTTGCTCGCAATCTTGTTGAAAACTAACCTCGTTGGCATACCAGCCAATAACATCAAGCATTTCAACAACAAAATAGCAGGCAGAAGGTTCAGCGAACTATGAAAATTTATTGCAAAAACTGTAAACACTCTTTTGAACGCAACGCCAATCGGGTAGTCGGCTGCCTTTGCGACAGCGATGCCCCGACTTGGATTGGTGTAACATCAGAAGGCAAGTTAATTACAATGAGTTACGCCAACTACGAGATAAACGAGGATTGAGATGGAACAACGCAAAATTGAATACACAACTGTAGATATCGCTTCAGTTCAAACACACCCAAAAAATGTTCGCCAAGGAGACATCGGAGCGATAGCCGAATCTTTGAAAACACACGGGCAATACCGCCCAATCGTGGTAGATAAACGCACAAACTACATTCTCGCAGGCAACCACACTTGGAAAGCAGCACAATCATTAGGTTGGTCACAAATCAGCGCAGGTTTAATTGAAACAAAAGATGACGATGAGGCACTACGCATCTTGTTGAGCGATAACAGAGCCAGCGACCTAGCAACCTACGATGATGGCGGACTAGCGGAGATATTGAAACAACTCGCAATCACAGACACAGGCTTAGTCGGCACAATGTATGACGGCGATGACCTAGACGATTTGGTTTACAAACTAGGCGGAAGTTTAGGCTTCGTCACAGAAGGCAGCGATATAAGCGCAATCATTGACGAATACGCTGATAAAGACACACGCAATTTGACTTTGCCTTACACACAAACAACTATTACGCAAGTGAAAGAACACTTAACTAGCCTGCAAAACAAAATGGGTATAGACAACTGGTCAGAAATTGTTTTGAATCTCGTCAAAGATTTTGATGAAAATAATTGAACGCACCGCTAAAGAATGGCAACCAACAGGCAGGCGTGAATCTGCCCCAATGTTCGCTGAAGCAGAACAAGAAGATTGCGTAGTCATAGATAAAGCCAATCAACAAATTGTGGCGATACAAATACAACTATCTGATGACACTTTTGATTTAACACAACAAATGAAACGCATTTTGCGACACGATTTCAGTTGGGAAAAAATAGTTAAACAAGAACTAGGCAGACCAGCACGGCTTTCAGGCATAGCGAGCGCAAACAAAGTGTTCGGCACATTAGAACCGAACCGTTTGAGGCAGCGTTTCGGCTGTAAAAGCGCAGCATTAGACCGTGACGCACCCGAACTCAGAGCCTTACTAGGACAACTATTGGTAAGTAGTTACAAACAACTTGAAACAATTGAACCACACCGAACAAAAGACCATCAACAACTTATTGAATCAAAAATACACCCCGACTGGCTCATCGCAGGGATGCCCTTCACTTCAGGGATAATCAACTACTCGGCAGCGTTGCCATATCATCGTGATTCAGGGAATGTTCTTGGCTCATGGTCAGTCATGGTCGCTCTACGCAAGCATATGTCAGGCGGACAACTTCACTTACCTGAATACGATGTTGTCTTGGGTGTGCCTGACCGCTCAATAATCTTTTTCAACGGGCAATCAACTTGGCATGGCGTTACACCAATGGTCGCAGCCAAAAAAGACGCATATAGATTCACAATCGTTTACTACGCCAAACGCAAAATCTGTGACTGCCTAAGCGTCGCCGAAGAACAACACAGGGCAGCCGTAAACGCCATGCACTCAGCACAACCGTTATTCACAGAAAAACATTAAACACCGTATGAAAATCTTTGTTTTCGCTTATGACCGATACGAAACAATGACTACAAGCAAAATGCTTGAAGCAGAACAAATTGAACACACAGTCCTATGCCACACACAAGAAGCAGCCGAAGCCTTCATCAAACATGGCACAGCACTACCAGAACGCATCACAGTAACCAACAACCCTAAAGGGCTCGCTTATCAACGCAACTACGCCCTATCAACACTCACAGAAGGCGAATGGGCTCTATTCCTCGTTGATGACCTAAAACAAATCACAGAACTACGCAACCACGACAAAATCTTATACCCAACCATACCCATCAGCCTCGCAAACCAAAACCATTACAGCGAAAGATTCAAACATCAAATCACAATGCAACAATTCTGCCTAAGAGCAGAACAACTCGCAAAACAATGCGACAAACACAAAGCATACTTAGGCGGTTTCGCTCAAATAGACAACGCCTTATTCAGAAAGAAACACTGGTCAATCAATGTATGGGCAGACGGCAGAGCCTTAGTAGTCAAGAAAAGCCACCTCTTATTTGACGAAAATGTGCAAGCCATAGACGACTTATGCTTCACAGCATTAAACATCAAAACCTTCGGCATCGTCATCGTGAACCAATGGGTGCTACCTGACTGCAAACGCTACGGCGCAGGAGGCTACGGCTCAATCAAAGACAGAACAGAACAAAAGAAACAAGAGATCGCCTATATGGTCAAAACATTCCCTGAACTGATAGCGATAAAAGACAAAGCCAACCACGAATACGGCAGCCACGCAGTTCTACGCCAAAGAAAGAAACCCAAAATCAAAATAGGCAGATGATGATACAAAGACCCTGTTTGAACTGTCGCACTCTTACAAGCAACGCCACACGCTGCACAAGATGCCAAACCCTCTGGTACAAACAACACCCAAAGTCAGACAGACCCCACTACAAAGGCGACTACAAGAAACGATCTAAACAAATCAGAGACAACGCAGTAGCCTGCTGGATATGCGGAGAGGGCAAGAAACCACACGACCCATTCACAGCAGACCACCTCATACCAGCAGACCCCAACAGCCCACTCGCAGCAGCACACCGCTCCTGCAACTCACGCCGACAAAACAACCCCATCACACCGAACTGAATACGCACTCGTTTTTTTTGTGAGAGTTCTATGGTTCACCCCTGTGCCCCCTTTGTAGGCACACCGTCAGCAAAACCACTTTTTTGAAAAGGTTTGTGGCATACTTTGTATCCGATTAGATACGAGGCTTGAAATTTATGGGTGGCAAAGGTAGCGGAGGACACAACAAGAAACCCGTTGAACGCAAACGCCGTATCGGCAATCCCTCTGGGCGCAAGTTGCCTGAGGCTGCGCCGATGGCTGAAATAACTTCTTTACCAAACACGCACATTCCCGAACCGCACAGAAAACTAGACCCTGAATATGGTTTGAAGTTGTGGAATCAAATTTGGAGTTCTGGTGCTGGTTGGCTGAAACAAAACATGGATACCGAGTTGGTGCTGATGCTTTGTGAGGCTATGCAAGAACGAATCATTTTGAAGTTGATGTTGCAAAATAATCAGAGCCTTTGGCGTGAACGCCGTGCGCTGCGTGAAGTAGACCGTTTGATAATATCCCTTTTGGCGCAGATAGGATTCACACCAGCCGAGAGAGGAATGTTAAATGCAGGTGAGCCAACGAAACACGAGTTCAGTGACCTCAACAAGCGTATTGCCGAAAAGCGTTCAGCCAGCCGATAAGTGGAAACCTGCGTTTTATACGCAACGCAAGAACCGTTCTACTGACGGTGATGAGATAATCAACTTCGCCGAGAACTATTTTAATGTTTTGAAAGGGTTTCGTTCGGGTGAACCTTTGCGTTTTACTAACTGGCAAAAGTGGTTGTTGCGTTCGCTTTATGAGCGTGATGATGTTTCTGGCAGGTTGCGTTATCGCCGTGCGCTAATCGGATTGCCCCGTAAGCAAGGAAAAAGTTTGATGATGTCGGCTGTAGGTGTTTACGGCATGATCGCAGGCGAAGCAGGTTCAGAAGTGTATGCGGTGGCGAATGACAGGCAGCAAGCACGAATTATTTTCAACGAAGCCAAACAACAAATCGTAAACAGCCCATTATTGAATGCCGAAGCGAAGATTTATCGTGACGCTATTGAGATGATGCGATTCGGGTCTGTGTTCCGTGTTCTTTCCTCAGACTTCAAAGGACAAGCAGGATTAAACCCATCGCTAGTTTTATTTGATGAACTTTGGGGTCAAAGTAACCACGACTTGTATGACCAAATGACTTTAGGCTCAGGCGCACGAATAGAACCTTTAACAATCAGCATCACAACGGCAGGATATGACCTTGATTCGCTCGCAGGCAGGCTCTATCAGTATGGGAAACAGGTCAGTTCGGGTGAAATTGATGACGATTCTTTCGGCTTTTGGTGGTGGGAAGCCCCAGAAAATTGTGAAATAGACGACCGAAAAGCGTGGCGCATCGCTAATCCGAACCTCGCTGAAGGCTTACTAGACCCTGAAGATTTGGCTGTCGCTGTTAAACAGACAAGCGAAATGGGTATGCGAAGGTGGCGTTTGAACCAATGGGTGCGTTCTCAAGAGTCATGGTTGCCTGTTGGTGCGTGGGAACAATGCATTTCAGATAAACAACTTGTGCCTGACTTGCCTATTTGGGTGGGAATAGATATGGCGTTGAAGCACGACAGCATCGGCGTAGTTATTGCCCAACCCCAAGAAGATCAAACTGTTGTTCGGGCGAAGATTTGGCAGCCATCTCTTGAAGGCGTTGATGTTGCAGAGGTTGAAGCGCACCTAAGGGAACTTCACAGGACATATCAGGTTCAAGAGTTCGCTTTTGACCCTGCATATTTTATGCGAAGCGCAGAAGTTTTGAGCGATGACGGGCTACCTATGGTGGAGTTTGGGCAGTCGGCAGCACGAATGATTCCTGCTTGCGGTAACGCCTACGAGATGATCGTGAACAAAAAGGTTGCCCACGATGGCTCACCGACTTTCACAGATCAGGTGCTTTCAGCAGCACAACGAATGACCGATACAGGTTGGCGACTAAGCAAAGGCAAGAGTAAGAGAAAGATTGACGCTTGTATTGCTATGGTTATGGCATTAGATCGTGCGACAACTAGAGCAAC